TGGGTGTCAGAGAACTGGACGATCAGCAGGTTGGAGACCTTGGGATCGTTGATGTAAACATCGCCTGTATTCAGACCGTTGTAGACCACACGAGCGCCGTAGAGGTTGAACGGATTGGAGTTCTGGGTGAATACCCAGGCGTCTGGGGAGATAGCTTTCGCGGACTCCACAATCCACTCACCGACCAGGTCACCCACCTTCAGGTTCTTCATGAGATGGTCGTGATCGACGAACCGGTTGTTCGGCAGGATCATCTCAGCAGGCATTTTGGCGTGATCGCCAGGGCCGAGATAACGCTTCACTTCCAGAGTGGTCTTGATGTTGCGGTCCAGGAACCGTACGGCTTCACGGATGTAGACATGGATTTCACCCATGTAGATCGGGTGTTCGGGCTTCATCCGGATGATTGCGTCGTACGCAATCGGAGGAACGTAATCTGCGCAGACGTCCGTTTCAAGGATACTGCCCATGTGATCTTGGAAGAGAACTTCGTTCAGATCTACCTGCTGGATTTCGACATCCACCAAGTGAGCATCGAGAAACAAAGCATACTGTTTATTAAGTTCTTCCAAAATAACTGCTGGCGTGTACTCAGTCGCATAGATCACGAATGGGACACTGGCAAACTTATCCTGAATAACCTCACGGCGATAAACCAAGGTCATTGGGTCAGTCCATCCAGATTAAGGAGTAGGCCTGACTTCAATTGCCGTCAGAGTCCCTTCGGTGGGACGCTGGATACCGTAGTCATTCATGTGGGTCGGGTTGATCTGCGGTCTGGTGTCAGGAACTGGGGACGGTTCACCAAACGTAATTTGCCACGGTTCTACTGCAGTCTTGTTGGTCAGATTGAAGATATCCAACAGCAACTGGGCAGCAGGCTTGTTGTAGCGTAGGGGGCGTACGTACATACTCACCTCAAATTAGTTGTTCTGACGCTGGCGGATCAGTTGCAAGTATTTGATCTGGTGTCAAAACAGGCATATTGACATCGAATTCCGAAGGAACCAGGTCTAGCTGTCCTGTGTATTTGATTTCGATCTCTCCGTACCAGCGAAGCGATGTCGGAGCTGCCTTCAGACGATTATTGGTCAGGTTGATGACCTCGTCAACAAAATCACTCCGGTCGAAAACAATCCCCGTCACTCTGGTGATCGCATTTGCCACGTCATGACTAACGACCTCACCTGGGAAGTCCAAGTAGAAAGGCTCGTTGAACAGTTCAGACAGGTTCAGGCGGTCAACCACGATGGTACCTTCAGAGAAGAATTTCTTCTCTTCGACGTTGGGTAGGTCTGTTCTGGCTTTCAGCTTTACCTGAACCGAACGACCGATTGCCGATGGAACACCATCGATCTCGACATACCGAGGGTTCAACGTAGTCCCATGAACATCATTGAACGCAATCAAGAGCGCCTCGAATGGAGGGTGCTTGAGCAACTGAACCAATGAAAAATTAGGCATCTTACACCGCCCTATAGTCGATGGTCAGCTCGCCGGCGTATCGAGTTGATTCTGGGTTGAAGAATATCGTCAACGTCTCAAGCTCACCTGACGGAATGGCAGAGTAAGTATCTACAATGACATCGGTGATCTTAATTCGATAACCAGTCAACTCACTGACCTTATCGATCATGTATTGGGTAGTCGGCACTGTCGGACCTTCAACGTAATGTTGGTTGCCTCCAGTCGACCAGCCAAAATCGTGACGAGTGTAGACGATCTCGACGTTTCCGATGTGCACTCCATCCCCACGAGCAGTCAGTACTACCGAGGTGTTGTCGCGGGCATATCCGCTGATATTGACGGGAGTATCGAACGACAGATTCTCATACTCGAGTGGGTATCGTAGATCAGGGTTAGCTGCTGCAATTTGATCCAGCAAGAACACCCTGTCATCATCACCGGCAAAATCGTCAGGGTTACGGAAACCATCCACCTTAGTTACTTGAAGAACTTCGGTGAGCTGACGTTGGAACGGCTTAACGATAAACGAAGTCGACCCTTCTAGGAAAGCCATCCCTGGGACAGCATTTACCTCGAAGACCCCAGTGTCAAGAACGTCGCCGTCATCAATCTGGTCTGAACGATCATGGAGGTTCAGTAGATTGAAATAGACCCCCATCATCTCTCTTTTGGTGGTCGGAAAATCAACACGAATGACGTTACCGAAATAGCTGGAGATCTCGGACAATTTCACTCGTTTATAACTGATTGCCAAAGAATCCGTGTACTGCCAGAGACTGATATCAGCTTTGGCACGAGATACGGATACCGGCGTTGTGACTTTATTTGGATCTGAGGGGTCAATCGTGACAGCGCCATGGACAAAACTTTTAGGGTCTATCCCTGGCTTGAGCATGATAGAAAGGAGGCTTTGGAAAGCCTCCTCATCAGATCCCCTTACGACCCCTAGCCAAAGTTGACCGGGATTAAGGAGCGGTGAAGTCATTCGTGGTTATCCTTTCGAACAGATCACTGATCGGTTTCGTCTCGAGTTGGGGGATTGCCACTACAGCACCATTCAGACTGGACAAGTCCTTAGACGGTTCGGTGATAGCTGCCATTGTAGCGCCGAGCACCACGCCGTTACGGATATATTGGTTCAAACCAGACATCTCCATCTGGAGACCGATCTGAACTTCCATGTCCTGTTTGGAGCTGTGGTCGAAAGAGCGCAATGAGATGTTCGATGCATCGATCGCTGCTTTCAGTTTGGCTTTGGCCCCCAGGTCCTCAACTACAGCCTGAGTCACTGGAAGACGAATGTCGTGTCCGACTTTACCACCCAAGTAGTGCCAACGAAGGTGAGGCCAATCAAACATGGTGATGGCTGCTTCGTTGATCTGCTGAATATAGTGCACGCTGTAACTGGACAGTTGCGACATGATGTTCAGCATGGCACGCTGGATATCTTTCAGGCTCTGCGAAGTACGCAGCTCCAGACCAGTTGCCTGGTTAAGGACATCGAGCATAATGCCATCGAGTTCGGCTGGTGTGAATCCCTCGAAGTTCAAACCACGATCACGCAACCACTGGGAGTAGTTCTGACCATGATCCAGATCAACAGGGATGTCGGCGTAGAACCGATCCGTCATTAACTTTATTTCAGCGTACTGATGGGGATCCTCACGGAACACGTAAAGGTCTCTATGCAGCAACATCCGTTTTTGGATAGCTCGACACGCATTGAGGAACGAATCCACCGACACGTAGTTAGTGATGGTGACGTTGTCCCGAAGCGCTTCACGAATAAACGCATCCGACGTGACTGCGCGAGTCGTCATCGACCGCAGTTCTTCAAACGTCGGCAGTGTCAGTCGTCTGACTCGTTTTGCCATGAGTCGAGGAATCTCGACCATGTCTACACCTAGACGCAGCATGTAGAGGTATTGGTAAACGATGTACGCTTCCTTCATGGTCAGCTTGAAGATGTCGCTGCCGTTGGGGAGTTGCAGAGTCAGTACGGTTTCGTAGAGCCCTTGGTCTGCCAAATAGATCCATTGGTTCAGCAGGATCTCAGACAGCGTGTAAGGCTCCGATTCCTTCAGGTCAAGGACGTTGGATTCCAAGACCTTAGTCGTAGCCTGAGCGTTGAGGTTACGAGACATCATTGCAGGGATGTACTGCTCAGCCTCGATGATCTCACTCGGGTTAGACCGTGCCAGCGTGCGCTGCAGTTGCAGCATAGCGGGCGTATCCTTGATGTCCCCACCCAGCGCCGACGGAATGCCATTGAGGCTCTTACGTTCGTACTGAGTGACCGGATCAAAGTTGACCGTGATGTCGCCATCGTTCTGCTGAATCGTGTAATCTGCCAGAGGGAAATTACGACGAGTCATGACGTTTTTGATGAGTTCCTGGAACGTCTCATCCTTACCGTTGTTCCGGATGATGTACCGGATGTTGCGGTAGAAATAAAGACGCTGGAATTCATTCATCTGGTCGTAGTACTGATCCAGAGGACCAAACGACGCTAGATAACGACGGATGTGGTAGCTGTGTGCCATGTTGGTTTTGGCATTCTCCAGCCGGATCGACTTGATCTGAGACGGAGTACCCATGCCAATGATGGCCAGACGCGCAGCAATAAAGAGACTGTTGTTAATCCGATAGTCTTCGTTAGCCCATCGGACGAACTGACCATTTATCCAGTCCTGAAGTTTGGGAATCAGGTTAGTCTCACGGCTTTCAACCAGAGTTCGGTCATAATACAGAATACTATGATCCGGCGCAGCGATTGCTGTGTCAACGTTTACTGGATTCAAGATACCGAGAATCAGCATCTTCTGATCAGGATACTTGGTGATGAGTTCTTTGTAGTACCGTGAACCGTATTGGTACTCGCGCCAAGTAGCGCGGTGGATGTCCATGTTCTCGACAGTGAATTCAATCTCTTCCTGGGTGTCCATGGAAGTGACGGTCATCATCTTGTCAGACGCATGATACTTGCCAGCCAGGTTCAGGTAGTATTTCCACGTCTCGGGTCGACCCTCATCAATCGAATAGCCGAAGTACGAGAGTCGATTATTGATGTGATTGCACGTGGCCTCATCTTTTACCACGAGCGTGGCAGCAAGCCTGACCACAGACTCATGGTAGATCTGATAACGAGTGCTCATTATTAAGGTTCCAAAGACAAGAGGTAGAACATGCCTACTGAATCAACTGTCCGGCGGTTTCAGAAATTCGCATCTGCCCGAAGCATCCCTGCGGATGTAAAAGCAGCGATTTCTAAACTGGGCGCAGACCCGAACGGCAATTCTGGAAGTCGCAATAACATCAGGTTGCCCGATGGTCGTGTGATGGCACATATTGCCAACCAGACCATCGGTAACATTCAGGATGCTCGGAACCTGTTCCAAGTCCTTCCTGACATGGATTATGCGCGGCAGCTGCTTATTTCTGCGACGCTATCTCCTGGTGATCTTACGGACACTAAAGTTCTGTACAGTATCGAAGACCGGGCGGTGGATAGCAACCTTGCAGGGCCGCTTCTTCGCAACGTCCAGGAGTTCTTCGATAACTCCTATAGAATTAGGTCGCTTCTTCACCCGATCCTGAACGACACGATGTTCGAGACAGGGTCATACCCAATTCTGGTTATGCCCGAGTCCTCGATTGACCGAATCATCAATTCGGACAACTACAACGGGATCTCGATGGAGTCAGCAATTCAGCAGCTCGATCTCCACATGACTGCTGAAACTGATCGCGATGGGAATTACCTTCCGTGGGGCGTTCTTGGCAATCCTGCCAATGCGCCGTCTACTGCCAACTCCTACTCTGGGGTGAGCTTCGAAAGCCTGAAGATCGACAACTATCAGCGCGATGTCAAGCTCAGCGATCTCAATGTGAGTTTCGAGTCAATGATCTCCAATGTCAAGGGCACATACCCTGACGAAGAGATCGGTAAGTTGAAGACGTCTCTGGAATCACTGTCCAAGACAGCCCAGAAGATGATCACCGAGAAAGGTTCCACCATCCAAGTCACTGACAACATGAACGTGTTGAAACGACCGATGATCGTGGAGACCCGTCGTCGACTGGCTGTGCGTCGTATTTACGGCGGCCGCCTGCACGCTAAGGCTTCTCTGGAATCCAAGGCTAAAGCAGGTGATCAAGACGCCATGCGTAACTTGGCTGCAGTGGAGAAATCTCTGTACACCAAGCGCAATTACAAGCACATCCCTGTTCAACCTGTGATGACTCATAAGCAGACCAGGACAGAAACCTACGGTCATCCGTTGGTCCTGCATCTTCCGTCCGAGTCTGTCATCCCAATTCACGTCCCAGGCAACCCTGCTGAGCACGTGGGCTACTACGTCCTTCTGGACATCGATGGTAACCCTATCTCGATTGCTGACATGACGTCCTACATGGACGACATTCGCAACCAGATGAACAGTGCCGACAGTTATAGCAGCCAGATCATCAATCAGGCTCGCCGTGGCTTTGAAGGCATGGGTGGCATTCAGAACGAGATCATCAATGAGATGTCTCGTGTGCACTCTGAAGCGGTAGAGGCTGATCTTCTGTCTCGTCTGCGTGCAGGTGCGCTGTCTGGTAACTACGAACTGGGTAAAACCGAGAACATCAACCGCATCATGCTGGCCCGTCACCTGAAGGGTCAGAAAACCATGATGTTGTTCGTCCCGGCTGAGATGATGATCTACATCGCATTCGATTACAACGAGTACGGTGTCGGTAAGTCAATTCTGGAAGACGGCAAGATCCTCGGTTCGATCCGTGCTGCGCTGATGTTGTCCAACACCCTGGCCACCATCAACAATGCCGTAGGTGGCAAAACCATCAACATCGAGCTTGATCCTGATGACGAAGATCCGGTAAGTACGGTGGAGTTCTTGCTCTCCGAACACGCCAAGGTCAACGCCCAGGGGTTCAGCCGTATTGTGGGGTCGACTCACCCACTGGGTCTGGCTGACCAGATTCAGAACCACGGCGTGAACGTAGTGGTCACTGGTAACTCGCGTTATCCTGAAACCAAATACGACGTGAACCAACGTGAGGGTACTGCCCGACCGATTGACGTCGACATGGAGAAGATGATGCGTGATCGCCACATCCAGATGTTCGGACTGAGTCCGGAAATGATGGAGGGCGTAAACCAGTCGGACTTCGCTACTACGGTCGTTCAGAACAACCTGATGCTTCTCAAACGTGTGATCCACAACCAAGAGAAGTTCGAGCCATTCTTGACAGACTTCGTCCGTCGTTATGTGCTTAACTCAGGCGTCTTCATTGACGAGATGCGGCAGATCATCAAGGACAACATCAAGTACCTTCCAGATGACCTGCGCGATGACAAGACCATGGACGAAGCCACTAAGGTGGATGAATTCATGTACCGGTTCATCAGCTCCCTGACTACCACACTGCCGTCACCTGAAGTAGGTGACATCAAGAAAGCAATGGAGCAGTTCCAGGATTACACTGATGCACTGGATAAAGTCATCGACGCGTACCTCAGTGAAGAGATGTTCGCTACCGATACCACGATTGGCATGGAGGAGATCCTCCCGAATGTCAAGGCTGTGGTCAAGGCAGAGTTCCAGCGTCGTTGGCTGCGTAAGTACAACATCATGCCGGAACTGGACGTCTTCAACACCGTGGATGAGGAAGGCGATGATACGCCGGCATTCAGCTTGCTGGAAGCCAGTGCAGATCACCTCGACGGTCTGAACAACTCGATTGCCGAGTACATCCAGAAAGTCATTGAGGCGGCTAACCTCCGTGCCAAGAAACTGAAACCCATCAACGAAGCTAAAGAGAAACTGACTGCTACGAAAGATGAAGCAGGTGGTACGCTCTCTGGTGGAGGTGGTGACAACTTCGGTGGAGATGACACCGGCGGTGGTGATGATCTAGGTGGCGGTGACGACCTGGGTGGTGAGGGTCTTGATGGCCTTGACGATACAGGTGGTGACGATCTTCCTGCGGATGATCTTGAAGCAGGTGATGAAACCGGCGATGAGACTAACGCTGAAGAAGAGGAAGGTACCGAAGGTACTGACGAAGGTGGTGAGAACACCGATACTCCTGCGGATGATGAAGCAGGTGGTGACGGTCTCGACATCCCTGAAGCACCTAAGGTGTAACGCATATGGAGGAGGCCCTGGGGCCTCCTCTTATGTCCGTTTAGCCTTGTTAGTAAAATATTACCTTTCATCCATACTCTCTGAATAAATTCAGAATGCTATAAAAAGCATTGCTGGAGGGTACGGAAGCAATGCGCTAGCGGAGGAGCGGAGCGACGACTTCTTCTATTCTTTTCTGTAGCTTTGGCTTTCCGATTTTATTCTGACGATACATTATTGACACATACCTGTGACGATAGCCATAGTGGGATAAGAATAATGAAACAAGCGATCTACTTTGAGGATCTCCAGAAGACTACCTTTATCATCAAGGTGATTGATGGTGATGAGATGTATCTGGAAAAACGCGAATGGTACAAGAACGACTACGAGTACACTCCTGCAGATGCATTCGACATGTTCTGCAAGTCTGGCGACTTTGATGGCGTCACTAAGTACAAGTGGATCGCTGAGAGATCCTCGTTGGTCGCTGTGTCTCCCGATACGCCTAAGTGGACTGATCGGGAATGGACCAAGATGAATGGGTTCTGAATAGACGAGGGAGGCTAAGGCCTCCCTCTATGCCATATGGAGAATAACATGTTGATCTGGGCAACGAACGATACTGACAACATCCCTAATAAGGTACGGACACGGATCATCAGTGTCTTTAAGGCAGGACTGGGAGGCAAGGCACCTAATGGCTTCAGTGGACGTCAGCCGATACCTGATCGTATCCGAGCAGTAGCCGTCATCTTTCGCAATAACCGTTATGACTTGTACCCGTTTACAGGAGGTAATACGGCAGAAGCGTTTAAGGTGATCAAGAACATCGGACGTAATGGATGTGATGTGGATAACGACTTCCACACTGAAGGGTTTCCGATATACCGTAAGGAAGATGGGTATCTGGAACCATGGCTACATGAAATGATGTCCGTGGGATTGATCGACGCATACATCTACAGCGATCGACTGAACCCTGCTCCAATGATCTACAGACATCGTCACAATGGATTCGTTCTGACGGATAGCAGTGTCTATCGGTTCTATGTCAGCAGTGGGACTCGGTTTATTCCTGTTGAGACATGGGAGCGTGAAGAACGAGGCCTGTTTGATCTTAGTAATTGTTTCTATGAGTTTGAACCCGGTTCACTGATCCGTGTATCTGACGTAGGTGTACACCTGCCTTCAGCAAAGAAGGTATTGCGTCGTTATGTGGTCAGTTGGTTGCGTCGTAAATCACGGGAAATATAATTCAATTCGAAACAACTACGATCATACATGACTAGAGTGATAACGATCGTTGTCTGGTTTGTTTAGACACTATAACTCAACTAAGGGGAACGAGATGGAACTATTTGCCGATATCAGTACTGCTCTAGTACTCGCTGTTTTGACAGTCGTTGCAATTGTTTTGTGCAGCCATATCAAACAACTAAAGTACAACAGCATTTACACCTACGCTCTGGTGCTACGTACTGCTCTGTCTGTACTGTGTGCAGCATTCTGGTTTAAGGCGATTATCCAGATCTGGTAAATAAAAACAAATCTGACACATGCTTTAGGAGATAGGTACCACGGGTCTCCGTAGGCATGCCGGTGCAGCTGAAGCAGTCGTGCTCAGCTCCCGGATGCCTTCTATGCCGTATCAACGAGAAGGGCTAGCCCCTTCTTTTTTGCCGTTTTGATTCGATTCCAATTTATTTCAACAATACATAGTGCTGGTGATAAGGAAGAATGATCTTCCATTAACCAGTCCTAAGGAGGACATCCCATGCAACATGATATCGTTGAACTGCTCGACTTTGTTGAGTATGCTCGTCAGAACTTCTCTAACGATACCAGCGATAAGCTGTATTTCGTCCGGGAAGATCTGGTCGATGCGTTCGACAACGGTTATCGTCAAGACCGTTGTTCGTTCTACGGTTGCCTGATCCATGTGATCACCCGTGGCACGCGCATCGAGGTGGTTGTCATCGGCCTCAATGATGACGTGGCGTTTCAGCGAGAGTTTATCGCTAAGACGATTGCGGATCATAAGGCTGGCGCCCTTACCTTTTAACGAGGAGATTGACATGAGCAACTTCTTCTGTTTTGTGCTTGTTCTGTGCTTGCTTGTTGCTCTGGTGGGCTGCAAGCACGAAGAAGTGAAAATCCCCGAAGATGCTACTACCGAGCAAATCATTGCTCTGCAAGTGGCAAAGAAACAAATCTAACCAACAGAGGTAATGTACCATGAAAGACGTCATTTCCACCATCGCTATCTTTGCCGGTATCTATGTCGGTATCGATCAATACAACCGTTTCATGGCCCGCAAGGACCGTGCAGCTCTCAAACGCGGCTAAGGAGAAGAACCATGGGTTCTGTATTCAAAACCATTGCAATCGTTGTAGGTTGCTACATCGTCATCGACCAATACGGTCGGTTCTGCAAACGCCAGGATGCGAAAGCATCTAAAGAAGGCTGAGTCTCTCAGAGGGGTTCGAAAGAGCCCCTCTCGGAGAAACACCCTAATCAGTTCTTAAGGAGAACACCAATGAGCATCACTTACACTCACATCGTCACTGCCAAAGAAAAAGAAATCGCTGCTGGCGCTACCACTGGCCTGATCGGCGTGATCAAATGGGGCAACGACGTCAAGGTAGATTACTACCGTAAAGAAAACGGTTTCCATATCTGCAAAGTAGACGCCGGTATGATTGGTGAATACGCTGTACCGGCTAATGCCGAATGGAAACATCTTTCCGAAGGCGAGCAGACTGCAGTAGTCTGTGCAATGGTGGCTATCAGTGCACCGCGTTTTCAATACGGCAAGGACCATGTGGTTCTGGTCGACGTCAAACAACCTGAGAAGAAACCGGTCTCTAAGAAGAAGATCGCTTTCTGGGCTGGCGCTGCCGCGCTGGTCGTTGGCGGCATCTACGCTGCTACTCGTAACTAATTCCGAGGATATAACCATGAAACTGATCAACCACGTTTACAATGTCACTTCCATCTCCGTTGCCCGTGCTGCTACCGTCAAGAGCAACCGCGTTGAGTGGGACAACAGCACCTATGTCGAATACGCCCTCCAGGGTAACATGGTGGCCATCAAGTCCATCCACACCGGCATCGGCGAATGGGAAACCATTTACTTCAGCGACTCCTTCAACAAACTGAAGGATCGTTATAAGGATTTGGTAGCTGCCGCAATGGTAGCACTGAATCAAAGTACCGCCAAGGTAGGCGAGTCGTTGGTAACCTTCATCTACAACCCTTCCGTGGTGATTGTGGAAGAAGAACGTCGTAAGCCGGAAGCGCTGACTGATCAACCGTATGCCATCAGTGGCCATCGGATTGAGAAAGATCCGCGTCGTGAAGAAACCCGCGTCAACATCAACATCCCATCGATCGAAGTCAAAGGTAATGGCGGTTGGCTCCTTGGCGTTGGCATCGGTCTTGCTGTAGTGGCTGGCATCGCAGTCGCATCCAGCCGTAATTAAATCACACCCACATACACCACCTTACCCAAGATCCAAGGAGATCCACCATGAACAAGCAACAATACCTGGCTCTGGCTACCCCGGCTCTTACCGAAGCTAACGCCAAAATCATCGAGGCTGTGAAAGCCTCTAACTTCATCCTGAAAGACGAACACGACCCTAAGGGCGAGCGCATGCTCACTCTGTCGGGCGTGGTGGTTTATCAGAACGGTGATCGTCAGAACGTAGTGGCGTTGTTCGACAAGAACTTCTCCAGCTACTACTGCCTGAACCGCATTGCCGTGCGTGATGGCAAACCGGTAGTCACTCGTGACAACTGCGCAGGCATCATCTCTGTTGCCAGCAATGATCCGGTGGCTGACGTTGAATCCATCATCGAAGGCATCAATTGGGATGCCGTGGAGAAATACCCGGTGCTCTGCCCTGGTCAGTACTTCAACATCGTGTTGAAGACTGCCTAAGGCAAACGGAATAAGAAGGAGGGGCAATGCCCCTCCCTTTTATTTTTCTTTTGTTACGCCACACGCAGGTTGTTCGGGTGCAGACCCTCGACCAACTTCTGCATCACCTTGGCAGCGGCTTCAGCCTTGGTGATCTTGCCGTTCTTGTCGATATCCAGGCCTTTGTTCTGTACGTACGCTTTCGACTTGGTGTTCATCTTGTCGAAGAGCACGTAGTCCAGAGGCTTACCTACGGCTACAGGATAGAGAATCCTGAGATAGACGTCGGACAGATCCTTCAACTTGCCTTTGTACGGCTTGAAGAAATTGTAGACGTACTGAAGCTGTTGTACGTTGGTCATCTTCAGCAGCTGAGCGATAGTGGTACCGGCGTCCTTGGCAGCAGCAGCGCCGAACTGAATGATGCCGTAGTACGGAGCGCCAGCGCCGTTCTGGATGGTCGGGGAGAACGTACCGCCTGTCTCGAACGCCATGCACGCCAGCAGTTCATCAGTACCCTGGAAAGTCATGCCGAGATCTTTGGCGATGCGTTTGGTCTCGAAAATGAACTCATCAGAGACCCTGGCGGACCAGGCATGGGCTTTGCAGTACTTGAACAGCAGTTCACTGAAGCCAGCCGGAGGAGTTACCGAGTTGGTACCTGCCATACGACGAGCATTGAGGAAAGCACCATGGCTAAGTTGGCCCCAGGCACCATCGATGGCACCCGCATAGATACCGAGTGCTTTCATGTCACGTTGCAGATCTTTCAGCAGAGCGGTAGACATCTCACATCTCCTTGCTTTCGAGGTATTCTTTCAGCTTGTCGTAGCAGTCACGCTCACGAGTGAAAGGATAGTTGTCGATGGATTCGTTGACATGTTCTTCTTCGGAACCTGTCATCTTCCAATCCAGACGAATACCCTCACCCACAACAGCCAGCGGAGTGCTAGCAGTTGTCTCGTAACGAGTGATGTGCACTGCGTTACGGTACGAGAACGGGGTCAACGGCAGTTCTCGCCAGATGGCCGCGCTGGCGACTTGTTCAGCAGCTTCTTGGGTGTAGCTGTTGAGTTTCATCGGGTCGGCCAGCACTTTGGTCGACAGGAAGTCATTGATGATGGCGTCTTCCAGATAGAGCATCTTCGGTACATTCGAAGACTTCATTCGGAAGTACATCTTCGTGGCATTCGGACGACCACGCGGAGCGTAGATCTTGGCCTGACCACCTTCATGTGGCGGCTTGTCGAATTCAGGCCACCATTCAATGGTGTAACCCACGATGGTGTAGTGTAGATCGCTCAGGTACGTGAAGCACGCAGCGTCTTTGATGCGGCAGTTAACACGCAGTTTCACACCAGTGTCATCTGTCAGACGCATTACACGGAAGTGACCACGATCTGGGCCAGTATAAAGTTCATCGGGCATGGACGCACCTAAAGGAGTTTAGTGACGTAGTACTCATGCAACAGAGACAAACGAATGTCTTCGGTCACATGACTGACACTGTGGTTGATGTAACTCGGGAAAATGTAGATGTCGCCTTTCTTCGGCGAGATCCGCAGATTAGCGAAGTGATGATTACGCATCGGCTTGGGATAACCACGAGCAGCATTACACCGAGGGTCGAACATGTTCAATGCATTCTCTGAATCCGACGGATAACAGATAGCGGAGATCACAGACCCAGGATGCAGGTGTGGGAATAGCCCTTCACCCGGAGGAATCCACTTGCCGTTTGTCTCGACATAGAATTCGTCCATTTCGTAATTGAAGCTGTGCTTCGAAAACTCCATGACAGCCGGAGTAATGACCTTGTCACGCATCTCGATGATGACTGGGTAGTGTTCAGCCAAGACTTTTACCTGACTGTCATCTTCACCACCCGTCATTGAATAGAGCGTGAACACTTCGTTCGCAAACAAGTCCATGTCAAACTGATCTGCCACGTTGAAGTGTGCAATTTCGGTTATCCATGGTTGTAAGTAATTCATCTTAACCTCCCATGACAGAGCTAAGACCTTCCTCCGTGCACTCGAGTAGACAGTACTTGACTGTCTGAGGCGCCCAGCCAGACTCTAACCAGTTCGGCATCGTCTTAAGACGTTCAATGATCTGGTCGTAGGTTGTAGGGTCTTTATCGTAAGTGACGAAGTAATGGTCGTGACCTAGGAACAGGTCTTCATCACGCAAGGTTTCGTAAATATCGATACCATAGATCTCGTTAAGCTTAAATGCGTAAATGATCGCTACGGCATACGACTTGGCTGGGTAAATCAGCGGGAACGTTGCTTCCTTGAAATAATGCAAAGCGTTCTCTACCAGCTCTTCTTCTTCGACAATCTCCATGTTCTGGAAGTCATCGGGATGGTTTACCACCAGCTCTTCGTAGAGAAGCTGGTATTCCTTATACGGTTTGGAATTCATAATTACTCACCAGGGTTACTCGCAGTTCCGGTTCTGGTGATGGTTTGACGTAGTGAATCCAACTAGCTGGAAACAGCACATACTTGCCTTCCTCAGGCTTAATCACCATTTCGCTCTTATCGGGCATGATCATGACCAGCTCCCCCTGAGAATCAGTCATAAAAAGAACAGAAGTAAATTCATGAGGCAGATGATCGTGTGGCTCAACGCCAATATCGCCGACATGGACATGACTGGCACAGGCCCAGATATCTGTCCTGTCTGTGAATGTAGCGGCCAACGGCACTAATGTCTGAATGATCCATTCGTTAATCTTACTCGACGAGATGAATCCCAGATTGACCTCAGTGAGCAAATCACCCAATAACCAATCTGGGATCTCAACACCGAGATGTACGTGTAATCCGTTCAAGACAAGACATCCCATTTATTTCTCATTCTAACCAGACATTCATCCATCGATAAGTAGCTCATGATCGAATGAATATCGCCCCTTGAACAACGATTGACATGCACGCAGCCACCACACAGATCACTGACACCCCACTTTACCAACTCTGTCAGATAAAGTGTTTCGTGAAACTCTTCGATTAACGCAGGAGTCCACGGTTGCTCTAGAGTAAAAACCCGATCGAAGATGGGAAACTTTTCAATCAGCGTAGGTGTGTAGAACAGCTCACCTTGACGATAAGTCAGTTCCAAGCTATCGGTGGGTGGTTTGATCAGATAACGGTTGTAGGGTGTGTCACGACACTCTTGAATTACATCGCAGAACTTACTGAACTCATTCAAGAACAGTTGTCGATTGATCAGGTCGTCGAACCCACGACGCACATGGGGGAAAACATACTCGACAAGTCGTCTAACACCAAAGTCCAATTCATGAAGATCCTGATTAGCCTTCGGAGTAAAATCCCGTACAGAGTCACCGGTCATGTTCACTGTCAAGTAAAGTAACTCAAACTTCACATCAGGCAAATGACTGATCACGAAGTCCACTCGACGTTTTACCAACTCTTGGTGTTTCTGGTTGTACGTGCTCTTGAGTGGGAACGGCGTAGCCAGAGTGAACGATTTACCTGCCATCAGTACGTTCACTTTAGCACAGAGTTCTTCTAGCCCATCGTCAGACAGCAACGCCAATGGAAGCACGATGCTTTCGTAACGCTCTGCCAGATCCATGATCAACGGGTGATCAAGGATATCGATCCCTGCCTTAGATGCGATCACGTCCACCGGCCCCACTGTGAACTCGCGCAGTCTATAACCTTCTTGAGCCATCTGATCAACCAATGTAATCAGGTGTTCGCGGTCGTTATCGAAAGGACCGGGATCAAAATCCCGGTCTACCATGCAGCCGACACACTGGTACTTGCAGCCCTGCAATATCTCAAGCGTCAGGTTAAACGCCTGGTTTGGAACTATCGTTGACATGACTAAGCCCCACTAGACAATCACGGATCTTCATACGTTCCATGATGTTGATAATGCCCTTCTCACTACAACTACTCATGTAGACGCACGTCATGCAAGGAGTGTCAGCCAGATATTCCAGGGCTTTGTTCATGGCTTTCTGACGAGTATCGAGAAGATTCTCCATCGTCCAGGGTTTGGGGATGGTGAACTCGTCTTCAATAAACGGACAGTCGTCTTTGAGGAAGGGTACCCAGTACAGTTTGCCGCCTGTGTACAACAGGTTAACCATGGTGCCTGTATGATAACACAGATCAGGATTACGACGACGCTCGTCTTCACCAGACAGCCCCGAATAGAACTGAGTGATGCGATGGGACATGCGTTTGATATTCTCGCCGACGATCAGATCCTTGTTTGGCAGGCGGCCGTACGGAATATTCAAGATGTCATCTTTGTCCACAGGGAACTCGACATCAAACCCGTTCATCATCATTTCATCGAAGTCTTCACCCACAGTCTCATGGGTACAGTTCACCACAAACCCAGCTTCGTTCAGGTAAGCATCTTTGAGATGTTCCTTTACGAAGTTCAGTTTGGAGACGATCATGTCAGAGAACTTATTCGACTTGAAGAAGTGCGGGGCGGCTGGCATCAGAAAGCGAACCGCCTTACCTGGAATGGCACGATCGATCTCTTCGCACATCACCGCGTACTTGTCCATGTCTTTCTCAAGGAACGCAGCGTTGAAGGTTACCTGATGGAACTCTTGGGCCATCTGGCGGAACACCGGATGTTCCATGACTTCATTGACGTTATCCGCAGACATGTAGTCTGTTGGGCCGATACCTAGATCGAATGCAACGTAACCATTATCAACCATCTCGTTGATCAATGCGCTCAGTTCAGGGATGTCGTTAACATCCCCGCCCAGCGTACGGTCGATCATGCATCCAGAACAGCTGTGTTGACATCCACGAAAGATGTCAAGGGTGATTTCAAGACGTTGCCGGTGTTGAACCGACCCGTATGCCATTTTCATGTGAACCCCATTTATCGATTAGTCCGCGGAACCCATTGCAGGAGTTTTCCAAGGATTTGACATCACGCAAGTGCTCAGAGAGACAGTGACCGTTATACGGACAAGTCGAGCAGATAGGATTGCTATTGACTCGAGACTTCTCCAGCTCACACCATTGCCGATATGCGTCGAGGCTGTCGAGCTTCAGGAAAAACTCATTGTCGTTCTCATCGAACTCCAAGACAGCATAGTCGCCAGTCGGAGTGATGTAGACATGGTCATCACTATACGCATTGCGGGTGCGTTCGAATGCTTCTTTGACCTGAGTCTCATTTTCAAAGTAGAAGTTACGTTCAGGATGGTTGATGACCGCCCAAACGAATTCTTCAAACTCCTTATGACTGACTGACTGCTGGTTCGCCTGATTCGAGCTGTAGGGCTTTATCTCGGCTCCTTTCAACTGACCTAGCATGTTCATCGTCTGGACGTACAGATCAGGTGTCACGGTGTCCAGGAAGCTCCTGGATGCCAATGTCAATACGTTAAACGGCTGAGTCATCAACAACATGTTCTGCAACACGTTCTCATGCCGCTCGCGAGCACCGAAGTCGTATGAGACTGAGAACTCGTAGCACTGATCATGGACAATGTCAGGCATGAACGACAAGTTGGTCTGTATCACGATGTCATCGATACCACGTGCGTAGAGGATATCGAGGATAGTGTACAGATACTCTTCCTTGAGTAGTAGAACTTCGCCACCATAGAGGTCAACGTGCCCGATAGTATAATGTTCCATGATCTCGTCAATCATAGCCGCTACACGATCAGGACTGATGCACGTAACATCAGACAATTGCGTTGGTGTCAGGTAACAGAAATCACACCGGAAATTACAATAATACCACGGGTTCAGTGACAAATTTAGATGCGTTTTCATTTAGCTGCCCGTATGATCATGGTAATGGCCGACAGCTTAAACAAGTCCTCAACTAACCAGATGACCCGTGGTTCTTTTTCGGCATACAGGTTCTTGAGATGATAGTCGATGAATTCTTCTGTTCTCATGATTAGCCCTTAGCAATGAGCTGTACGGATTCGTCCACGTAAGGAGTAGGGGTCATGTATTCTGACATCCCATTGATCTCGATGATACGTGGAGCCAATGTTTTCATCTTCTTGCAATGGTGTTCAACCAACCCCATCTTCTTGGTGTCTGCAATGGT